AGAAGCAGGGCTACCGCGTATCCGTATAGAAAACCCAGTGGGCGCTTACCCAGAGTTTGACCGCTATGGACGCTGTATTGCCTTTGCAAAACGTTACTATATGGCAGTAGGAGAACTTGCTTCGCAATTCCCTGAGTATGCCCATATCTTGCTTGGTAAGGAAATGTACAAAGCAGATATGAACTCACAGATTGAAATTGTTCGTTATTACGATAATGAGCAATCTATTCTGTATGTGCCAGAACGTAACAACCTAGTACTATCACAAGCCAAGAATCCAATTGGCAAGATGATGGTAGTAGTAGCACGCCGTCCGTCAGTAGATGGCGAGATGCGTGGACAGTTTGATGACGTACTCGGTATTCAGTTGCTTCGTAACAGGTTCGCATTACTTGCGATGGAAGCAGCGGAAAAATCCGTGCAAGCACCAATTGTTCTACCGCAAGATGTTAATGAACTTGAGATGGGTGGCGATGCGGTTATCCGTACTGCTAATCCACAAGGAGTTCGCCGTGTAGACCTAAACATTCCACCTGGAGCATTTACTGAACAAGCATTGCTTCAGCAAGAATTAAGAACAGGTACACGTTATCCAGAGGGACGTACTGGAAATATTGATGCCAGCATCATCACGGGACAGGGTGTGCAGGCACTTATGGGAGGCTTTGACACACAGGTCAAGTCTGCTCAGGCTATCTTTGCTTCAGCGCTGCGAGATGTTATTTCTGTTTGCTTTGAGGTAGATGAGAAGTTCTTTAACTATGAGAAGACTATCCGTGGTGTAGATGCTGGTAGCCCATATCAAATTACATATTTGCCAGCAAAAGATATTAAGAAGGATTACTCAGCCGATGTTCGTTACGGAATGTTGGCAGGGCTTAACCCTGCACAGGGTTTGATTTTTATGTTGCAAGCACTTGGGGGCGGACTAATCTCAACAGACCTTGCTATGCGTGAACTACCATTTGGTATTAACGTAACGCAGGAACAAGAAAAGATTGAGATTGAGAATATGCGTAAATCGCTAGTTCAATCTTTACAGGCCTACACCCAAGCAATTCCACAAATGGCAGTTGGCGGACAAGACCCGTCAACAGTTATTAAGAAGGTTGCAGATGTAATTAAGGCACGTCAGAAGGGTGTACCTATTGAAGACGCAGTGCAAGAAGTCTTCCCAGAATTACCTCCTGCTGGTGCTGCCGAACAAATGGTTGAGCAACCGTCCCCTGCTCCCGCAGGTGGCCCAGCAGGAGGCGCTCCTCAGCCATCACTACAAACTTTATTATCTAGTTTAAGTGCTGGCGGAACTGCTAGTGCTAGTGCTAGAACTGCAATACGGAGGTAGTAATGCCACCGCGTAAAAAAGTAAACAAAAAGGCTAAACCAACACCAAAGCGTAGAAGAACTACCAAAGAACCAGTATTAGTAAAGATTGATTTCTGGGCTATTGCTGCTAAAGAAGTTTATGATGCTTGTGTTCGTGCAGGATTTGATGAAGGTACCGCAATGGCATTTGCTATGGATAGGTCAAGTTATCCTGATTGGATAGTAGACCCAGTTGACCCAATTAAAAACCCGCTTGATGATTTTGAGGAGGATGAGGACTAGTGGCAGATATTAGAGAAAAAGTGTCTGGAATTGGTTCTATGTCTGAAAGAACAGATTTAAACGTTTCTAGCCAACCAGCACGTTACATTTCTGGCTTGCCTCAAGGGCAAGGTCAAGCAACCTATGACCAGCAAACTGCAGCACCTATGGCAGCAACTCCTCAAGTTGAAGCAATGGGAATTGGTGCATTAGACATTACTCCTATTACTGCAGAATCAAAACGCCCTGATGAAGATATTCTTACGGGTGCAAGTTTTGTTCCAGGTACAGATACTGCGTTACTTAATTTGCCATACCAACAACCAACTATGTTAACTACATTGGGCAAGATTGCCCAGAATGACCCAACTGGAGACACAGAATTATTTATGATGATGTTCCAGAATAGGGGTCTTGGTTAATGGCACGCAAGCCTTTACTTGACCCAGCAGTAGCAGAAGTAAGTCCTAATTTTTACAATGCTGCGCTTCAGTCACAACTTTCAACTAGTGAGCAGACTTTAATTAACCAAGGCTCTCTTGCCTGGTCTACTGCTAACAAGTTAATGAAGTTGGGCAAAGAAAAAGCACGCAAGCAGTTTCTTGAACTTACTCCTGATGTGCAGGCAACTATTCGGTATATGTATCCAGACCGTCAAGAATTTTTGCCAGAGCAAAATCCTATTCAATCTGCATTTCAAAAAGGTGCTGGTTTAGTAGGTGGTCTTATTAAATTAGGAGCCAGTCCTATTATTTCAGCCTTTCAGGCTGCTGAGACATATGGTCGTTTGATTAATATGCCATATCAGTTAGAGCAAAAGCGTGAACAAGGTATTAATATCCTAAACACAAAGGTGCTTACTGATACTTATTACGGCAAGAATAACTGGCGACAAGACCGCGTAGAGGAATACAACAAAAAGTATGGCGTTGCTTTGACAACGTTAGCCCGTGGTATTGCAGAGGGTAGAACTCCTGGTGAGGCCATTGATTTGTATGGCAAGTTTGACAAAGATATGTATGCTGCCATCCAGTTTATGAATGACAATCCTAAGCGTTTTAATACGTTTATGGAGTCTGTCAAAGTAGATGCACAGGTTTCTTGGGGCAGAGATGTTCTTGGTAAGTTTGTTCCAACAGAAGCCGCTGCTTCTAACGTTAAGTTAGACACTAACCATTGGGCGGTTAAGTTTACTAAATTTCTTGGTATTGATTTAGATACAAAACAAGGACGTATCAAGGCTAAGAAACTTGTATCAGGTCCGCTTGATGGTATTTATCAGACAGCCATTGACCCGCTATCTTATGTAGGTATTAGCCCTGCTGCTAAGGCTGCAACTGTTGGCACACGTGGTGTCAAGATGACAACCAGTGAAGCGATGGGATTAGTTGGCTTAAAGCCTAAAGGCGAGCGCCTTGCAGATATTTATCAGGTAATTGCAGAACGTGGTGGTAATGCTTCTGATGCAATTGGCTGGGCATTTACACAACCAGATGTTATTAAACTATGGGATGATGAACTAGGTCCGCTAATCAAGAAATATGCTGAGGCTGAAGGCCCAACTGCTAGAGGTCTTGCTTATACTGAGATTGCTCAAAACTTTCCTGACTGGGCAAACCGAGAGATAGTTAAAGAATTAGCAAGCAAAGAAGTACAAGCCTTTGATGCCAAGGGTGCAGAAAACTTTTTTACCAACATTGATGATTTTAATAGGTTGTTGACTAGTCGTGTAGACGGCATTAGTTATAAGCGTAATGGTATTCCTTCCGCTAGTTTTTCACGCAAAATTGCAGCAACTGTAGAAAAAACAGCACGTTCTATATTTAGTCCAGCAGCGGCTATTAAGACAGACCCTGAAACTTTGGCTAAATTAGATGAACAACGTGCTACTGCAATGGATATTCTTAAGACAGTAGCAGATTCTGATGACACTCTTATTAATCCTGCTATTGGTGAGATACTAACTCTTGGCAAAGATGTATCTAAAACCCAACGTGGCCTACAAAAATTAGCCACTAACTTATCTCGCAGCCCTGGTCGCATCCTTTTTGGTGATGATGCTATTAAAACAGCGCAAGATTTTCGCAATCTTGCCAATCAAGTTTTTGGAAATCCTCGTCTTGCCGAGGCTATGACTGAATCTTTCCTAGATGAGACAGCAGAAAACCAGTTAACAATCGTTCGTAACCTATATCAAGGCGTAATGATGAAGGCTGGTATGAATGGTTCTACTGGTGGTGAAGCACAGATGGCACAAATCTTGGCTTCTACCTTTAATGAACTAGGTATGGGCACTGCTGTCCGCACAGAATTGCCGCTTGAATTTGCAGATGTAGTAAATCCTGCTGCTTTCCGTATGGAAAACGATGTACCTTTGCTCACGGGTAAGGGTGTAATTCAGCCAAGCCAGTTAACCGAGGGCATTGCTCCACTACCATATGACTTGATTTATCAGTATGGTTCACAATCTAAACTTTCACAAAAGATTAACTTTACAAATGCGCTAGGTGGCGCTACTAGAAATAACTTAGTACGTCTATATACAGACTTTTGGTCCAACAATACGTTATTCCCACGTCTAGGTATTCGTTCTGCTATAGATGAAGCCTTCTTTATGTATATGGCAGTGCCTTGGTACAACGTTCGCCAGTATTTAACTGGCGCTGCAGTTATGCCAACCCGTGTTCTTGAGGCAATTACAGGTAGTAACTCTGCAATTGGTATGTATCGCCGCGGTCTTTACAAAGTTCCTGGTATTGGCAAACTGTTAGACCCAACAAAAAAGATTACTCCTGAACAACGCTATGAATCTGTAAAGCGTTTAGCAAAGATTGAGTCTGAACGCCGTGGATATGATGTCCCAGAGTCAGAAATTGCTATGTCACTTATCCGTGAGGATGTAGTTCGTCAGGCTAAAGAAATCTATGGCGATACTTTAGAGCCAGAGATGTGGGAAAATATCCGCAAGTTGATGAAACATAACCCACAAGTGCTAGACTCTGTAGTTAACTCACTAGGTGCCCGTTCTTCTCTGTCGGGTAAGATTGATGTTGATTATGTAGACACTATGTTTACACCTAGCAACCTAAGCAAGATGTATGAAGACTATGGCCTAACAGCAACTAAAGGCTTTAGACCTATTCAGGTTAGCAAGATGAGTGAGAAGCAAGTTGCTATTGCTCATTACCGCAATTTTTCACTGCGCTTTCCATATAATAGCAAGTCATTTGGAGATGGGGTATTCATCTCTCCAGCAACGGCTTTCTTTACTAACAATGGTCTAAAGACTGCAGCAGATTTTGTTAAAGCCCGCAACCAATTACTTGAAAAAGTTGGTGTTAAGTTTTCAGATGACATTGGTGGCTATGCAGTTACTAATGAAAATGCCCTAAAAGCCTTTAACTCTAAGTTTTCTTCTAGCGTATATAGCCGTCAGCAAGGACTAGCAGAAACTGATATTGCTTGGCTACACGTAGACCGTATGTTGATGGATATGCGTAATACGTTCCACGGTGGGCCTAATGCTTTTAACCAGAAACTACTTGATGCAGTCAAGGCTAAGCACAAAGAGGTAATTGATTATCGTCTTAGCGCTAAGAAGTCTTTAGAAGGTGCCTGGGAAAATGCTACTGCAGGTATGACCTTTAAGGAGTTTGAAGACCTTACTGTTAATATGCACCCAGTCGGTGAGATTAATACTGACTTAGTATCTTATGGTGAAGTAAAAGATATGAAGGTGTTTGAAGAAGACGGTGGTTTGCCTATGCTTCTTCAAAAGTGGCAAAACTGGTCTATGGAAGTTATGGATGCACAGGTCACAGGTTTCTATCGCCAGAAGGCTTTGTGGATTGCCTATGATGTTAATATGAAAAAGTTGAAGCCATATGAAAAGATGTTGGCTAGTCGCTATAAAGATGATTTGATTAAGCAGGGTATGAACCCTGGTAAAGCCACAGAGATTGGTAAGTCACACGCAGAAAAAAGAGTAACTGAAATTGCTTGGAAGCAGTCAGGTGAAGAAGTTCTGCAGTATGTAGACAACCCTGCAATACGTAGCAATATGGCTATTGCGGTTCGTTCAGTAGCCCGCTTTTATAGAGCAACTGAAGACTTTTATCGCCGCTTATACCGTGTATATGGCAAGACACCATTGCGTACTCTTTATAGATTGCGTCTACTAAACACAGGTCTTGATGCTGCTGGTGATATTTATGAAGATGACAAGGGTGATAAGTACATTATCTTCCCTACAGATACCATTATCAACTCAGCAGTAGAGCCAGTAGTCCGTGCATTTACTGGTAAAGAAGACTTTAATATTCCTACCTTTAATGATTTGTCTTTAAAGTTAAGACTTATCAACCCATCATTTGCACCTGATGCTGGTCAACCAGCCCTATCAGGTCCTATTGGTGCCTTTGGTACCCTGGTTCTTAAGTCTATAACTGGCAATGTGGTTCCGTTCCTAGACCGTATAGGTCTTATTTCGGAAGGTGTAGCAGAATCATTGCAGCCAAAAGCCTTAGAGGCTACAGATGTTATTGGTAAGATTGGTTTAGGTAACTTTGCTGATACTACTAACTTTAAGAATTTCTTTGTGCCTATGCTACAAAGTACATTCTTGCAGGCTGCATCTACATTAGATACTGGCAAGCCATCATTCTCTAATGATGAGTGGGACCGCCAGCAGACAACAGCAATTCAACAGGCTATGAGATATTTCCAAGCCTTCGGCTTGGGTATTGATGAGTCTGCATCTGAAGCAGAAAAGTATGCCTATCAGAAAAATCTAAAGATTGCTACCAGCAATATCATCATTGCCCGTACTTTACTTGGCTATATGAGTCCAGGTATGCCAACCTTTAGAGAGACAAAAAAACTACCAGACTTTCTAAAGAAAGTTGGTATTACAGGGTTTAAGGCTGAGTTCTGGGATATTTATAATGGCATCCTTCGCAACCAAGGCGAGGATGTAGCCAATGTTTATGACCTAGCCGTAGCCACTTATGTAGGTAAATATCCAGGTAAGTTAATCTACACAGTACCTACCACTGAAAAAGAGTGGAAGGTTGTTGTGGCTATGACTGATGAGGTCAAAGACTTTGTTCGTAAGAACGAACGTTTTATTGATACCTACAAAGAGATGGGTTATATATATGCCCCCAAGACTGGTGAGTTCAATGCTGATGTCTACAACTTCCTTGAGGCAGAGGGCTTAATTAAACTACCTACCTTTGAAGATTACTTAGTAAAACTACAGGTAGCGGTAGATAAAGAAAGATACTTTGAAGTTCAGAAGCAATTAGAAGAACAACTTGCTAAAACTGGTATTACCCAGGAACGCAAAGAACTAATCAATATTGCAGCCAAAACTAAAAAGGATATGACTACTGCTAACCCATATCTTCAGGCTGAAATCAATGGCTCAATCAATGAGCAGGGTGCGCTAAAGGTTAAGTTCAAAGCGCTGGCTGAGGCTAATCAAGATAAGCGTAATCCAGCCGATGCTAAGACCAAACAGGCTATGCAGATAGCCCTAGAAGAAGTTGCTAACTTTGTAGCCAATGCTACAGATGAGTATTTATCACGCCGTTATGACTTTAGTAATCTAAAAGAACAACAACGCGGTGAGGTTCAGAACATTATCAATGAGTTAGCAAAAGTATACCCAGCAGTAAATGAAGCAAACCGTGTGGTCTTTAGACCGCTACTTAATTCGTTCTCAAGAGATGCCGTGCAGGCAGGTACAGGAAGGTAAACAATGGCAGTAGCCAAGTCTCCAGATGAAGCCAAAGCACAGGCTGAAAAGAAAACTAAGAAAACCAACAAAGACCGCCTATCATTAGAGCAGGACTTTGGTGGAACTAGACCTAAGTTTTTTGTATCTTTTGATACCTATGGCAATGTTAGACAGTTGCAAGAAATTGTTGGCAATGAGCCAGAACAACGCTTTTTAGTAGTAGCAGCCAATGGCACAGACTATGACTTAGCCAATGGCGACCAAATAGTTAAGCAGGTCCGTACTTACTTTAAGAATAACAAAGAGGGTCTACGTAAGACCCTATATGACCTAGGCTATATGTCAGAGCGGGAATATACTACCCGTAGCGAACAGGCTATTACCTCAGCAATTCTAAAGGTAGCCAATGAGTACACAGTAGATGTTGTTGATTCATATCGCATTGATGGCAAGACTAAGTTTCCTACCTTTACCAACTGGTTAAGTGGTATTCCTGCTAGTGGTAAAGATGGCGATAAGAATCTACCACGTAGAGATATTAACTTAGAAGACCGTGATGTAATCCGTGCTTTAGTTGAAGATGTCTATATGGATACCAATATGCAGTTGCCTGATGACCCTAGCGTTATTGAGGCAAAGGTAGACCGCTATATGGATATGATTAAAAAGGGTGTGCTAACTACAGCAAAAGAAGTCAAGGGTGAGAATGTAGTTACTACTGGTAAGGGCTTTTCTGAAGCCAGGGTTCGTGCAGAACTAGGTAAGGAAATCCCAACTGAAAACCCAGAGGCTTATCAGAAAGCACAGAGTCTTAACTTCCTTAGTTTCTTGGCGCAGATGGAGCAGAGGTAATGGCAGATACAGCAGAACAAATTGCCTATGATACAGAGTTAGCACGTATCAATTCTATGCCCGTAGGCGTTGCTAAAATTAAAGCACGTGAAGCATTTGATGCTAAGTATCCACAAGGCCGCCCTAAAGCAGTAGGTGTAGATACTACTGATACTACCAATGGTGTAGCAGAGGCTTTAGCGTTTGGATTAACCGAATCTTTAATTGATGCTTTTCCAGAGTTAAAACCTATCTATGATTTATTTGTAGCCAAAAGATTTGCAGATGCTCGCATTGCCTACTATAACTCTAACTATTACAAGAACTTAACTGCTACTTCTGCAGACCGTAAGAAGAAAAAGGCTACTCAGCCTGGTGTTTATGCACAGGAGTTTGATGCCTGGAAGGCTGCAACTAAAGTCAGACTTACATCTAAGGGTGTTAAAGTAACACCAGAGATAGAGAAGTTACTAGAAGGTTTTTATGATGAGGGTTATAGTGACCTACAGATTGACCTTAAGATTCTTGATTCTGGCAAATTAGGGACTATTGGTGGCAGCACATTAGGTCTAGTTAATCAACTTAAAGATATAGCCTATGACCAGGGTGTTAATACTATTCTTCCTAAGTCCTATTGGGAAAAGGTATCTACTGGATTATTTGCAGGTACTTTGACTACAGAAGATGTAGAAGAAGAACTAAAGGGTTTTGCTATCTCAGCCTTTCCTGCCTATGCCAAGGGCATAGAAGCAGGTCGTTCATTTAATCTACAAACTTCAGCGCTACGTCAGACTATTGCTAATCTACTTGAGGTAGATGTAGATACTGTCACAAATGATAATCCAGTCTTTAAACAATTAGTTGGTTATGTAAATCCTAAAACACAAACACCAGAAGTAGTTCCTTTGTGGGAGGCAGAAAAGATTGTTAAAAGTAGAGATGAGTGGAACTACACCAAGAACGCCAGAGATACCTATGATGCTCTCGGCCTTAAAGTACTGCGTGATTGGGGGCTAGCATAATGGCAAAACCAACTACTTTAATTGATGGTGCTGGAGATAATGAAACTGCAGCAGAAAAACGTGCAAGACGTATGGCTGAACTTAAGGCTGAACGTGAAGCGCGTATGGAAGAAGAAGCAAAACAACGTGCTGCTTCTGACCCAATGAAAGACCCAACAAACCGACCAGAAGCACCACAGTTAGATGATGGTTATATTAGATATTACAGTTGGATTGGTGGAGTAACAACTGGTTCTTGGAGACTTTATAAAGAAAAAGAAGATTCTCCTAAAGCGGCTTCTGCTGAAGCACGTTCAGAAGGTGGGGCAACACAGGCTAATTTTTCTAGTTCTGTTGGTGCTAATGCATTAAAGACTAATCCTTCTACAACTACACCTTCTACTACTACCCCTAGTACTACAACTCCTAGTACAACTACTCCATCAACTACCACTCCTAGTACTACAACACCAAGTACTACTACACCTAGTACTACTAGTCCTAGCACAAGCACACCTAGTACTACCGCACCAACAGTTATAACAACTACCGACCCTGCAACATTAGCGCTTATTAAATCTTTACAAGACCAAATTGCAGCATTAACTTCAACCATTGGTAAACAAGATGCAGCAGCAGCACAGGCTAAAGCAGATGCTGCAGCAGCAGAGGCTGCAGCCAAAAAAGAAAAGACTGAAAGTGCTATTGCTGTATTAACAGACCGTTTTAGTAGATATGGTTTGGCTAGTTTAGTACCCAAGATTAAAGAGTTGGCTATTGGTGGTGCTAGTGAAAGCACTATTACTTTACAACTACAGGAAACAGAAGAATATAGACAGCGTTTCCGTGCTAATCAAGACCGCATTAAGAAGGGTCTATCTGTCCTTGACCCAGGTGATTATCTAGCCCTTGAGGATGATTATCGTCAAATCCTTAGAGCATATGGTTTAAAGCAGTTTGATAATGATGATTATGTGACTCAGTTTATATCTAATGATATTTCTACAACTGAGTTATCTAACCGTGTAGTTACGGCGGTTCAGCGTGTTCAAAACGCTGACCCAGCAGTTCTTGCTACGTTGCGTGGTTTTTATGGCATTAGCGATAATGACCTTGTTGCTTATGTTCTTGACCCTAATCAACAGTTCCAGAAGATTGAACGTCAGGTTGCAGCAGCAGAGATTGGTTCAGCAGCAAAACTTCAAGGCATTAATGCTGGAGTGGCTGTATCTGAGCAGTTGGCTGCACAAGGTGTTACTAAAGCCCAGGCTCAGAAAGGTTATGCAACTATTGCAGACATCCTACCTACGGCTGAAAAACTATCTGACATTTATGCAGGAACACTTGATGAATATCGCTTAGGTGAAGCAGAACAAGAAGTATTTAACACACTTGCTTCTGCCCAACGTAAGAGACAAAAACTCGTAGAACGAGAAGTTGCAGCATTTTCTGGTAGTAGTGGATTGAGCAAATCTTCACTAACTAGCCAAATTGGCGGCAATATATAGATTCCCGATGTGGACCAATCGGCCCCACACGGTGTATTAGACCGATAGTAAGAGCCAGCCTACCTACCCCTGGGTGGAACTGTGGCTTACGAACTAACTACAAATAGAAAGGGTGGTTGCTATGAGCAACAACTACTGGGATGACGAAGAAGACGAAGACAATGTACCTGACCATCAACTGACTGGTGATGACTTAGTTAAGAAACTAAGAAAAGCCAAGCGTGCTGATGAGAAGCGCATTAAAGAACTCTCTGAACAACTTGAAGGATTCCTCAAGGAGAAGCGAGAGTCTACCGTCAAAGAAGTCCTAGAAAAAAAGGGAGTAAACGCTAAGGCTGCACGCCTTATCTTGAAAGATGTGCCAGATGCCACAGAGGAGTCTATTGACTCTTGGCTCCGTGATAACGGAGATTTAATTGGCTATAACCCACAGGCTAATCAAGCAGAAGTGCAGAACAATCTTGCGGCACTACGCCAGCAAGATGTGTTAACCCAAGGTGGAATTACCCCAGACAAACTCGTAGACATTGAAACACGTATGGAAAACGCTGGTTCAATGGATGAGTTAATCAACTTACTACGAAATTCCTAATCGTTCATAGTCACTGGAGGTGACGCAAAACAATGGCTAACCAATATACGTCAACCGCGAGTACATCACTCGGCGGTTCCGTTGGTGGTGCTGGTCTAGTACAGAAGGCATATGACCGCCTTCTAGAGTTTGCGCTTCGCTCTGAACCACTCATTCGTTCAGTTGCAGATAAGCGTCCTGCTCGTCAGGCTTTTCCTGGCTCTACCGTAGTATTACAAAAGTATGTAGACCTTGACCAGGCTACAACCCCACTAACAGAGACAACTGACCCAGATGCAGTTTCTCTAACAACTCCGACTTCAGTTACCATTACTCTTAATGAGTACGGTAATCCAGTCCTAGTAACCCGCGCTCTTGAGTTGTTCTCACTAGCAGATGTAGACCCAGCAATTGCAAATATCATTGCATACAACCTTGCTGATTCTATTGATGCTATTGCAATGACAACCCTACGCTCTGGTTCAAACAACATCTTCTCAGGAGATGCAACTTCTGTCGCTGGCGTAGATGCTACTGACACAATTGATTCAGCAGATGTTCGTAAGGTAGTTGCAAAACTACGTGCTAACAAGGCTAAGTACCGCCGTGGTTCTGACTACTGGTTCGGTATCCACCCAGAGGTTTCACACGACCTTCGTGCAGAGACTGGAAATATGGGCTGGAACTTTGTTCACGCACAATCTTCACCTGCCGTAGATAATATCTGGGCTGGAGAAATCGGACGTTATGAAGGTGGATTCTTTGTTGAGTCCCCACGTCTATACAATGCTAAGACTGGTGCAGACCAGACTGCATTGGCTACAACCGCTGTAACTGTTGCTGGTACCTCAGCAGGCTTCACCTTTGGTGTTGCTTCATCTTCCGTCATTGCTTCTCGTGCAGAAGTTGGCGACAAGATTGCTGGAACTGGTATTGCTTCAGGTGCAAAGATTGCTGACATCAGCACAACTGGTTCAACAACCACAATCACTGTAGATACAGCAAACACTGGTGCAGTTTCTGCAACCACAGTTGTTACTGTAACTCCAGTAACCCGTGTATTCAATACAATCGCTTGTGGTCAGCAGGCAATGGCTGAGGCTGTTGCTGAAGAGCCACACATCGTTATCGGTAACGTAACTGATAAGTTGATGCGCTTCCGCCCAATGGGCTGGTACGGCGTACTTGGCTTCGCAGTTTACCGTGATGAAGCGTTGTATCGCATTACTTCTGGTTCCTCAATCGCTGCTCTCTAGTTGATTGACTCTGCAGGGTAGGCCTTGAAACCTACCCTTCGGGGTGAGTTCACTAAGGAGGACTTATGACTGAATGGCTATTTAAGACACCAACAGTACTAGAAGGTCCTGCTGGTGGTGCCCGTTTATTTTACTTTTACAGAATAGACCGTGGCATAACTATTGTCAGAGATACAGATGGTGAGTATGCACAGATTAGATACCCACAGGATTCTGATTTAACTATTTATCCAGAGGTTTATCGTGGTGGTTATGACCACATAGTTGATGATGCCACTAAGGCAGCATTAATTGCAGGTGATGTAGGAGTTACGGAGGACAACTTTACAGCGCTATGAAACATTGGGAGCACCATCCCGAGCCTGTTGAGGATTGCTTTGGTTGCAAAGCATTGACTCTACAGATGAATACAGGGGATGCAAATAGCAAGAAAGCAATGCCTAACAAGGCATTTAATAAAGAATTGGATGCCTATAAAGAAGCAAGAGCACAGGGTATCCAACCTGCTGGAACTACGATGAGTAAAATCCAGGAGGCTGTTCAGGCTAGTGAAACACTAGGTAGGGCCTATGACGCAGGCAAGATGCCACCAGCCAAACACATCAATAAAAAATCAGCAGAAGTACTAAAAGAACTAGGAGCATAAATGAAGAAAGCAGCGAAGAAGGCTTACAAAATGGGCGAGATGATGGAGTCCAAAGCCGAAAAGAAAATGGAAATGAAAAAAGGTATGAAGAAGATGGCAGCAAAGAAGATGGCTGCTAAGAAGAAGAAGAAATAATATGGCTGGCAAAACACGTGTAGGTGAAAGTAAATCAACCATTGCTCGCTACATCCAAAATGTAGCCAAAGAATATGCACAGTGGAACGAACAGGGCAGAACACAATCTGATGCTGGTCAGTTCTGGGGTGCAGTATTACAGAATCGTCAGTATGACAAAAAAGGCAGAATTAAAAAGTGAAGGCAAAAAAAGGAATGGGCTTCAAGGCAGCCCAATCACAAATTGCCAAAAAGCAGGGTATCTCCAAGGAACGTGCAGGAGCAATCCTTGCGGCTGGTGCTCGGAAAGCCTCAGCAGCAGCCAAGAAAAAAAACCCAAACCTCAAAAAGGTTAAAGGCGCTATGAAGAAGGGTAAAAAATAATGGCAGCAAAGAAGTGCAAGCGTTGCGGTAAGACTAAGTGTAAGTGCTAATGTCTTCAGGAAAATACAAACCGCACCGCAAGTTTAACTCTGTGCAAATCAAAGATGGCTATGTGGTGCGGTTAAACAAAAACGGAACAGTAAGAGCAGTACTAGGAAAGTATGGGGAATATGGCAAGCAAAGCGGACCCAAGGCTTAAGAGGGCTGGTGTATCTGGTTATAACAAACCAAAAAGAACACCTAACCACCCAACTAAAAGCCACATTGTAGTCGCCAAGAAAGGCGACCAAGTTAAGACTATTCGTTTCGGTGAGCAAGGGGCTAAGACTGCTGGTAAGCCGAAGGCTGGAGAGTCAGAGCGTATGAAGAATAAGCGTGCATCATTTAAAGCACGCCATAGCAAGAACATAGCCAAAGGTCCTATGTCTGCTGCTTATTGGGCTAACAAGGTGAAATGGTGAAGAAACAATTTTGGGACAAAAAGAATCCGAAAAAGAAATCTACAAAACTAACTACTGCACAGAAGGCTGCAGCCAAGAAACGTGCAAAGGCTGCGAGCAGACCGTATCCGAATTTGGTAGATAACGCTGCAGTATTGCGTAAGAAGAAAGGCAAGTAATGGCAACAGGCACAGCAGGTAGTTCATTTACAAGTGAGTTAAATCGCTTGGCTAATGGTGGGACATATCCAGCGCTGACGGCATATCAAGCACCAACTGCTGCTGCTAATGATTACGCTGGCACTACAGGATTGGCGCTGATTGCAGCGCTTAACAAAAAGGCTGATGCTAATAGACAGCCAGATGATTACAAGGCTTTGGGCGGTATCTGCAACGAACTTGCTGGTACTACTGACCTTTCACCAACTGATGCTTTAAGGAGCATAAACCTATGACATATACCTTGGCTCAGATGATGGATGAAGTCCTGATTAACCTATCAGGCTATACCTATCAGCAAGACCGTTCTACTTATTTAACTGCTGCAATTACCACAACTACTTCTCCCAGTTCATCACCATTGGTTATCAGCATTGCTTCTACTCAAGATTTGGGCAAAGGCGTTATTGAAATTGATGATGAGTTGATGTGGATTGATAGTGTAGACCGTGTTGCTAATACCGCTACTATCTCGCCTTATGGGCGAGGCTATCTAGGCACTACTCCTACTACCCACGCTGTTGATGCAAAGGTAACTATTAGCCCAATCTTCCCTAGATACAGCGTAGAGAAGGCTATTAATGATACTATCCGTGCAGTTGGTTCTGCTATCTATGCTACAAAGCAGACTACATTTACATATAACGCAGCGGTAACTACTTACTCATTTAGTAATTTAGACATTGAAAACATCCTTGCTATATCTTGGCAGGATATTGGTCCCACAAAAGAATGGATACGCGTTAAACGTTGGGACTTTGACCCATTTGCAGATGTAGATACCTGGGGTAACAATACCCAGACAGTAACTATCGGTGATGTAATTATTGCTGGCAGAACCGTCAAGGTTATGTACGCAACAGAACCATCTGAGTTTACTTCTACTAGCCAAGACTTTGTTACACAGACTGGACTACCTGCATCTACTAAAGATGTAGTAGTGCTTGGTGCTGCATACCGATTACTACAATACCTAGACCCAGCCCGTGCTGCTCAGTACAGCCCACAGGCTGATGAGATTGATGCTAAGCGTCCATTTGGCGCAAGCAATACAGCAGTGCGACAACTCTTTGCTCTTTATACCCAACGCCTCAATGAGGAACGTGGTAGACAGCAAACCAAATATCCTCCCCGAGTTCACTACAGCGCCCGATAGGAACATAAATGACAACACGGCAATACTCATCCCGCTCTCAGCAAACCACGCTGACAGGTGCTATTACTTCTGGTGCTACGTCTATGACCGTAGTATCTGGAACAGCGCTGCTAGGTGGTGTCACTATTCCAGCAGGCAGAACGTTTACATTAGTAATTGATGTTGATACGGCGCTGGAAGAAATTGTAGATGCAACGGCGGTATCTACTAATACATTTACAATCACACGTGCAATAGATGGTTCAACAGCACAAGACCACTCAGCAGGTGCAGTAGTACGGCATATGGCAATTGGACGGGATTACAGAGATGCCAACCTACACGCAGAGGCTGACGCTTCTTACAATGATGGTGGCGGTAATGCCCACACAATGCACGGTATTGCTGCTGGTGAAGGTGTTGTAGTAGGTACACTAAAGACTCAGACACTTACCAATAAGACTCTTACTAGCCCAATAATTTCTAATCCAACTTTAACTGGTACTCCTAGTGCCGAAGCAAGTATCGTCTTTGAAGGTGCTACTGCAGACGCTCACGAAACTACCTTGACTGTAGTTGACCCAACACAGGACAACACAATTACTTTGCCTAACACTTCAGGCACAGTCACAATTAATGATGCTACCCAGACCTTGACTAACAAGACTCTAACTAGCCCAGTCATTTCTGGCTCACCAGTCATAACTGGTCTGTCCAGCGCAGGTATGGTTTCATCCTCTGCTACCCCTAAAGATTACGTAGATAGCATCCTAGGCTCAGCAACGGCTGCAGCGACCTCAGCAGCATCGGCTGCTACTAGTGCTGCCTCTGCCGCTACAAGCGCCTCTAGCGCCTCTACAAGCGCTTCTAACGCCCTAACTAGCGCCAATAGTGCAGCAACCTCAGCCACAGCAGCAAGCACTTCTGCGTCCTCTGCAGCCACTTCTGCTAGCGCAGCGTCTACCTCAGCAGCCTCTGCTAGTACCTCTGCATCTTCGGCTGCAACCTCTGCATCTGCTGCCTCTACTTCGGCTTCCTCGGCTAGCACCTCGGCATCCTCAGCCCTGACCAGTGCTAACTCAGCAAGCACCTCTGCTTCTTCAGCATTGACTTCAGCAAATAGCGCATCTTCATCTGCAAGCGCTGCTGCGACAAGTGCTACTTCTGCTTCAGCCAGTGTAACTGCTGCTGCTACATCAGCGACTTCAGCATCTGCTAGCGCTACCGCTGCTGCAACTAGCGCAACAAGCGCTGCTGCTTCAGCAACTGCTGCATCTACAAGTGCATCATCTGCTAGCACATCTGCTTCAAGCGCTTTAACTTCTGCTAATAGTGCGTCTACTTCTGCTACATCATCTGCAACTTCTGCAAGTGCAGCAGCAACATCTGCCTCAAGTGCAAGCACTTCAGCATCATCTGCTTTGACTAGCGCTAACAGCGCCAGCACTTCGGCTTCATCTGCAGCAACATCAGCATCTAGTGCTGCTGCTTCATTTGATTCCTTTGATGACAGATACCTAGGACCAAAGGCTTCTGCCCCAACTGTAGACAATGATGGCAATCCGCTAACAAGTGGAGTGCTGTACTATAACACCACAAGCGGTGTTATGTTTGTATACAACGGCAATACAAGTGCTTGGGAGCAGGTAGCAGTATCTACCTCTGGTTTCCCAACCCTTGCTGGTAACAATGACTTTACTGGTCTAAACACATTTACCAATGCTGGTACTGCTGATGTATTCCGTATTACCAATACTGGTACAGGCTATTCACTTCTTGTTGAGGATTCAACTAATCCTGATTCAACTCCATTTATAGTTGACCACCTTGGTCGTTTAATTATAGGAAACAATGGATACCCTACTGCTGGTAGTGGAGCATTTCTTGAAAGCATTGTTGGTACTGGAACTGGCTATCCACTTGCTCTTTATGGAATGTATGCTTCTACCGCTGGTGGAAGAATTGCTTTTCATAAGAGCCGTTCAACCGCAATTGGAACTTATACGGCTGTAAATTCAGGAGATACTTTAGGTGACTTAGTATTTTATGGAGATGATGGAACTGCTTGGCAAAATTCTGCAATGATTAGAGCAAACGCCTCTGATACTCCTTCAAGTGGCATAGTTTCTGGTCGTTTAAGTTTTTGGACTACTGATTCTACTGGTACACTCACTGAACGTATGCGTATCTTGTCTAGCGGTGCAGTATCTATAAACTCAACATCTGCAACACTAGGTTCAAGTTCAACTGCTCATCAGTTGGGTGTTGTTATTGGTGCTACCACTACAGTTGGTGCAGTCATCCGTGCAGCCACTTCACAGTCTGCAGATTTAACTCAATGGCAAGATAGTGCTGGAACAAATCTTGCCCGTGTTAAATCTGATGGAACTATACTAACAAATTATTTAGATTCAGTTTCACAAAATGGTGCATATCTTCAGTTGCAAGCAAATGCTGGTATTTTGATAAATGGTCGTGCTACCGCTGGTGTGACACTTATTACCCGTGCAGTAGCCTCTCAAACTGCAGATATACAACAATGGCAGAATAGTGCTGGTACGGTGTTGGCTCGCGTAGATAGTAGCGGCAATATAGTTGCTTCAGCAGCCAATTTCAGCACTAGCAACAATTTTCTTGCTGGAGTTTCTTTTGGTTCAACATCAGGAACAGGAACTCGTCTTTATGTAAATACCCCAAATAGCGGTTTGCTTTTGCAGGGTTATGATTCTGGCGGAACAGGCAGAGTCTTACTAACTGTCCAGGGTAGGGCTAGCCAAACAGCCAACTTACAAGAGTGGCAGAACTCAGGCGGTACAGTATTAGCCTCTGTAAATGCCGCTGGTCAATTTGTGGGCGATGGTTCACAGTTGACAGGCATTTCAGCAGGTGTAACAACAGCAGCACTAGAAGAAGTAGAACAGCAAGTCATAATGGGTGCCTTGCTCTAACCGAAAGGAAACAGTAACTAATGGCTGTAGACTATAACGCTCTGTTAACACCAGAGCAAAAGAAAAATATCCTTGAGCAAAGAATTTCACAGTTTGCTGCTGAGGCATATCAACACTCACTAAACAAGGTAACTCTTGAATCATTAGGTGACTCTGAAGCAGTAGCCAATACAGAGAAGGCTCTTGCAGTTCTTGAGGCTGCTATCAATACTCACAAAGCAGAACTTGATGCACTAGGAGGTGCTGAGTAATGGCGGTTATATCCAAGGTTCTCAGCAGAACTGCTGCAGCGACTACCAATACAACACTATATACAACTCCAGCAGGAAGCACTGCTGTCGTGACAAACATTGTAGTGGCCAACAACTCTACATCTGCTGCTACATTTACTATTAACTTAAACTCGGTAGCAATGCTACCTTCAATAAGCGTTAACTCATATTCAACAGTTTCGTTTGATTTAAAACAAGTAATTACCGCATCTCAAACAATTACTGGTTCAGCATCAACTACTGCAGTGAACTTTCATATTAGCGGAGTGGAGATTGTATAATGGCAATTAACTCATTACCTGATGCAGCAGCAGGCTTTCAACTACGCCAAACTATTACGACTTCTGGTTGGTATGACTTAGGAACACCAAAAAGAATATGCGTTCTCCTTGCTGGTGGTGGAGGAGGAGGTGCTGGAGGTTACAACAACACCTCTGGCGGCGGCGGTGGTGGTGGGGCTGGTGCTGTTTTTGCCCCTTTATTTCTAGGCGGGCGTGTTTATGTACAAATCGGCGCGGGTGGTGCGGGTTCAGCCGCAAATTCAGTAAACCCTGGCGACAATGGTTCTTCTTCTTATTTTATATTTGCTGGTCCGTCTGGACACAACCAAAATGCTGCAGTAAATATGATAGCAATTAAGGCTGGTGGTGGTGGTGGAGGCGGTGCTGCTAGCACAAATAATAATGGTGGAACTGGAAGCGCTGGTAGTAACGGTAAAAACACTGCTGACAATGCACCTACCCTTACTGGATATAGTTCAACTGGTGCTGGCTCCATTCTTGTTGCCGATGGCGGAAGCACGGGCGGTGGCGGTGGAGGTACAACTGGAGCAGGTACTGTTGCAAGCAATGCTAACTTTTTTCCTAATATAAGTACTGCTAATGGAGTTGATTTATATGCTGGTTGGAGAAACAACTCAATGGCATATTTTGCAAGTCCAACTTCCACAATTGTTGGTGGCAATTTATTAACTGATTTATCCGTGTTTAACGGTGCTGACGGATTGTCTCAACCAGGAGTTTATCTTAATCCTGTAAACGCTTCTTTTGCTGAGCCTAGAAGTATCTGGACTACTGGTACGGCAACTTACATTGGTTCATCTAGAGGTGGCTCAGGTGGAAATGGTTCAGCAGGTGGAGGTCTTGGCGGTCACGGTGGTTTGTATACTGGTGGTGGCGGCGGCGGAGCATACCTTACAAATCAGGCTGGCACAGGTGGAAGCACTTCATATTATCGTGGTGGACAAGTCTCTACAACACTAGGTGGCAATGCTTGGCGTGGTGGAGGCGGTGGTGCAGGAATCTGCGCTCCTGGAACAGATGGTGTGCTTGGTGCTTCTTCTTCAATAGCAGGCGCTGGTGGAGCAGGCGGTCTTGGCGGTGGCGGCGGTGGTGGAGGCACGGGAATGTCAACCGCTTCTGCTGGTGGCGCTGGTGGCGCTGGTGCTTGTTTAATTTACTGGTAAAAGAAAGGAAATAATGTCTAAAGTATTTGGTATATTATTAAATAACCGTATTTCTGGAAGGTCAATATTTGAGTCCTATGAGGCAGCAGCAGAAGTGCTAGAGCCTGGAACATTTATTGAAGAAACAGAAGAAACTGGAACACTTTATTTTGCTGGATTATGGGATGGAGAAAAACTTATTCCTCCCACACCAGAAGAAGTAGAAAATTTTAAGAATTTTCTTGCACCAGCAGTTGAAGAAACAACCGAACCAATAGTAGAGTAAAGAAAGCAAGGGGACAATGATAGGTAAGTCAGATACAGTAGCCCTCGGTTGGTGCGATAACGGCACCACCGATGGCAAGTTTACAGAAGGACTAGCCACAGCACT